GTGATTGCTGACACAGTACGCGGCGAAGCCGCGCTGACGCCCGCTGTCGATCACATTCTTGCGCACATTCAGCAACACCAGATCGACGTGATCATTGTTGACCCGTTTGTTAGCTCGCACCGTTTATCCGAGAACGACAACGGGCAGATGGACTTGGTGGTGAAAGCCTGGGGGCGTGTTGCCGAGTTAGGTAACTGCGCCGTGGAACTGGTGCATCACGTTCGCAAGCCATCTGCACAACAGGCTGCCAGTTACAGCGATGCGCGGGGAGCCTCAGCGCTCACGGATGCCGCCAGACATGTGCGCCGGCTGCAGAAGATGACTGCCGAAGAGGCCCGCATGGCGGGCATCGAGGAAGGTGACTTTTGGCAGTACAGCCGCGACGTCGACAGTAAGGACAACCTCGCTCCGCCCAGTGCCAACAGCAATTGGCGGCGCATGGTGAGTGTAGACCTAGCTAACGGCGACAGTGTCGGCGTCATTGAGCCGTGGCAGTGGCCGGACGTGTTTGACGACGTCACCGTGAATGACCTAGAGCGCGTGCGCGCAGCGCTCGCGTCTGGCGAGTACCGCGCCGACGTGCGCTCACAAGAGTGGGCAGGACGGCGTGTTGCCGAGGTGCTGGGGTTAGACGTTACCGATGATCTTGCCAAGTCTCAGATCAAGACGTTTTTGAAAACTTGGATCGCGAACGGTCAGTTGCGCGTGGTGACGCGGTTTGATGCGCAAAGCAAGAACCGCCAATTCATTGAGGTAGTTAGTGACGAGGGAAAGTATGAAGGGGATTTTTGAGGAACTGTTACTCAGTTGGAAATTGATGGACAAAAAGTCGGTTATCTACGCTCCGTTGTCGACGTTTTTTGGTGGCGTTTTTGTCCTAGCAGCGATCGGATTAGCGTGGACATCACCGTGGTTTTTTGTCCTAGCAGGTGCCGCTGGTGGTGCTCATTTGTACTTAAAAAAGGTCAGCAAATGAGGGGTTTTACCGACAGTGGCTTCGTCAGTTCGCCAGTTGTCCGCCAGTTGCTAAAAATAACTGGCGAACCCTTTGTTTTCAGTGACTTACGAGATTTTTTCGCCAGTCGTCAGTTTGTTTTTTCGTTGGTCAGTCTGAGCTACCGAAAACATGTTTAAAAACAATGGCTTATATGACCTTCGCCAGTTCGCCAGTTGCTCTATTAAAGAAAATGATCAACTGGCGGAAAAACCGCCGTTGATTAGATCATTTCTTTTATCGGGCGCGGAGTGACGGATGGCTCGGCGCAGCGAATGGGAAGAGTTATTGGCGGTGCAGTTGACCGCACTGCAGATCGAGTTCGAGCGCGAGCAAACGTTGATACCTGGTCGGCGCTTTAGGTTTGACTTCCTAGTCGGTCAGTCACTGATCGCTGAAGTCGAAGGTGGCACGTGGCGAGGTGGTCGCCACACGACGGGTGCTGGATTTCAAAACGACTGCATCAAATACAACTTGGCGACTGAACTGGGGTATCGGGTGCTCAGGTTCACGTCGAACATGATTAAGTCGGGCGATGCTGCACAGCAGATAGAGCGAATCGTGCGTCAGACGTCCTCAGAAGCTGTGTAAGGCGATTTATGGACTGTCCAGTATGTGGGGGTAGGTCAAGCGTGACGCACACTGAGCGTGCGTCTAAACGCATTGTGAGAGACCGTCGGTGTAAATCATGTAGGCATACGTTTGCGACTGAAGAGTTGTTGTTTGTGAAGGAAAAGAAACGACGGCAAGCATTACCGACTCGGGAACCTGCGATGACTTATCGGCCGCGCGAAGACCTTCGTACAGACGATGACGACGTCGATGCACGGCTGGAGCACATGGAAGACATGGAATTTATTGAACTGCTGAAGAAGGAGATTGGCGATGCCTGGTAGTCCGATCATGCGCAAACGCATGCGCGAACTTGACGAGCTTGGCGAAAGCTACTTGTTTGACCAATTGGCCGCGGGTAAGACGATGAGCAAGTTAGTCCGCGAAATGCATCTGTCAAAAAGAGTTTGGTACAAGTGGCTCCACGCGGCGGAGGGCCGGTATGAGCGGTATCAGGCTGCTCGTAAGCAGTGGGCGGACCAGCTAGCGGAAGAGACACTCGACATAGCTGATGGCGCTGAGGATGCGCACGATGCACAAGTACGTCGGTTGAGGATTGACACTCGGAAATGGTTGGCAAGCAGAGTGTCGCCTGAAAGCTGGGGTGATACGAGGCGTGATCCTTTGCTGACGATCAACATTCAGGACCAACACCTCGGTGCGTTGCGAGAGTTATCAATCGAGCAAGACGCCATCGAGCACGACGATGTAACGGACGATGATGAGTGACACGCGCGCTGCCACGCACCGCTCACGCCGCGACTGCGCGCGCGAGACCCGCAAATGCATCATAAGTCATTGATATATAACGCTTTTATGGCGTTTTACAGGGTTGTAACGGCCGTCGATCTGTCACACCCGTGTACCAGCGTGACACGCATGCATCATAAGTCATTGAAATATATACACTTTTATATGGTGACCCCCCCCTTTGTTGGCGGGGCGGGGGGTGTATGGGTACTAGCCGACGCGCATCAAAAAATTTTTTAGGAAAATCACCATGAATCCGTATTTTACCAAAGGCCCGACGTGCATATCGTTTTCCGGAGGCCGCACTTCAGCCTACATGCTTTACAAAGTGCTAGAAGCACATGACGGGGTATTGCCTGAAGAGACATTCGTTGCGTTCGCAAACACTGGCATGGAGCATCCCCATACTCTCGATTTTGTGAGAGATTGCGGTGTTCAATGGAACGTCAAGATCACTTGGTTAGAGGCAACGTCTCGGTCAGGTACTGAGGGCGAGAATCATTCTGTTCATGGCTACAAAGAAGTAACACACGCAACGGCTAGCAGAAATGGAGAACCGTTCGCAGACCTGATCACTGCAATCGGCTATCTCCCCACGCCCATCATGCGCTTCTGCACAAGTAAGCTAAAAATTGATCGTATAAAGCAATTTATGCGTGCAAAGGGATATTCCGATTACGCAGCTTTACTTGGTCTGAGGGCTGACGAGCCACGCAGGGCGGTAAAAATGCACGGTCAAAGAAACACTGGGCGCGATGTTTGGTGTCCTTTGTACATAGATGGCGTCACTAAACAGACCGTTTTTGATTTCTGGCAACAACAGAACTTTGATCTAAACCTGCCCAATCGCAACGGAGTCACTGACCTCGGCAATTGTACGCTTTGCCACCTAAAGGGTCGCAACAAGAAAATTTCAATTATTCGCCAGCAGCCAGACCTCGCAGACTGGTGGATTGAACAAGAGTCAAAGGTAAAGACAACTTTCAGAATTGATCATCCCGACTACGCGACGATGAAAATGATCGCGACTACGCAGAGCGACCTGTTCGAAGATGAGGAAGAGGAGAACGCTATTGATTGTTTTTGCACTGAGTGATGAAAGTCCTCGACCTATTCAGCGGAATCGGCGGCTTTTCACTCGGCCTAGAGGCCGCCAACATAACCGTTCCCGCTGCGCATCCAAAAACTGTCGTAACCCGCGGAACCCGCATGATCACTGGGTTACGACACTTACTACAGTTACTACACTTATCGGTTGCGCAGGGGGAACGGCGCTAACGCGCCTAAACCTGCGTGTCTGCGGTAAAACCCCCTACCCCTTTTCCCGCGCCCAAAAAAAAGGCCGCTAACGCGGCCTTTGCTGGCTTGGAGAGGGATACCAGCTATTTCGGTGGATAACTCGGCTTCGCGCCGCTGGCGCGAATGCCGGCGATCGTCATTGCGTTTTTGTTGAGTTTAGTTCCTTTGCCGCCCGACATCTTGCCTGGCCGTTTGCCCTTCTTGTACATACCCATTCTCCAAAAATTTTTGCTAACGATAGCGCCAAAAATAATTCAGATACACTGTAAAGAAACACTTGACACTATGTAACGCCTTGATAAAATTCTCAGCGTTACATAGGCAAACGGAGAGGATGATGGAAGTAGGACAAACAATTCACGTCGAGCTGGTGGATTTCCACCGTGTTGATGAGGGCTCAGAGCGAGCTCTCATAACCGATGTGTGCGATGGCTCACATTCTTCACTTCACGAGACTCACAGTCTCTGCTACATCGAGTGGGTTGACCGCCCACTCATTCACCAGCGGAACGGATCGTTCCGCCCTTTTAACCAGGTGTGGGTGCCAAACCACATCTCGGCAAAAGAGGGAGCAGACGCATGACCATCTACGGATACACCCGCGTTTCTACCGACGAGCAGGGAGACGGCACCAGCCTTGATACGCAGCGCACCATGATTACTGGCGTTGCCATGTCGAACGCATTGCCCACTGACATTACGTTTATTGCTGAGGCAGGAGTGTCGGGTGGTAGTGCATTTTTTCAGCGACCTGCCGTGTCGCCGATCGGCTGGCAGTCTGGTGATGTCATCATCTGCTCGGCACTCGATCGGTTTTCTCGCGATGCACGCGATTGCCTGAACGCCATCCACAAACTGAAAGAACTTGGCGTGTCTCTGTTCCTCAACGGTCATGGCGACGTCACCGACGATGCGAACCTCACTGGTCGGTTGATGCTAGAGGTGATGGCCGCGTTCGCAGGGCACGAGCGCCGCATTATCAAGGACAGATGCACCAAGGGGCGCAAGGCCAAGCGCGCGCGCGGCGGTCATATTGGCGGCAGTGCGCCGTTTGGTTTTCGCATCATAGGCACAGGCAAAGACGCGCAGTTGCAGCCGCTTGAGTGGCAAGAAGACGCCTACCGTGACATGCGCAGCATGCACGCACGCGGCCTGTCGTTGCGCGCGATAGCGAAGCGGCTATCTGATGAATATGATGATGTGTCCCACATGTCAGTATCGCGAGCGCTCAATGCCGAACAGGAACGACAAGAATCCCTACATTGATTTCCTCAAGAGATATCAATCCGACCCGATTGCGTTTGTCGAGCATGTCTTAAAGGCGACGCCGCAGCCGTGGCAAGCGGAGTTGCTAACGGCCATACAGAGCGGCGAGCGTAAGATGAGCATTCGGTCAGGCCACGGTGTCGGCAAAAGCACCGCAGCGGCCTGGGCCATGCTCTGGTATCTGGTGACCCGCTACCCTGTCAAAATCGTCGTAACGGCCCCAACGAGCGCACAATTGTTCGACGCGCTGTTTGCAGAACTAAAGCGTTGGATCAACGAGCTTCCTGTCGCCTTAAAGGAGGTGTTAGAGGTCAAGACCGACCGCATTAGCCACAAGTCGGCACCTAGTGAATCGTTTATATCGGCGCGC